CTAGAACAGGCTCGGGGTGATCAAGCCGTTGCCGGCGGACGTGTCAGCGCCGCCGATGATGGCGACGGCGCCGGGCCGCCGCGCCGCGGTGAAGGCCGAGTAGCCGTACACCTGCAGCTTGATCTGCAGCTTCGACGCGTTGGTCTGGTCGAACTGCAGCTCGCGGGGAGCACCGTCGCCGTCCTCCCAGAGGAGGAGCTTCGACTTGTCGCCGACGAGGACGACGTCCTCGTTGTTCGTGCCGACATTGGTGGGGATGTTGGCGTCGGTGAGGACGGGCACACCATGGATCTGGCCCACCACGGTGTCGCCAGAGCCCTCGGTGTCGGCGAGCGACTGCCGGCCAGGGTTGAGGTTCAGGCCCTGGACGTTGGTCGGACCGTTGTACTTCGTGTTGACGAGCGGGCGACCGTCGTTGTCCGTGAGGGAGGTGAGCCAGCCCCAGCGGCGGGGGTGCATGAGGATGACGTTCGCCTCGAGCGGCGGCTCGTTCGCCGCGCGCTGCCCGGAGGCGACCGTGGCGATCGCGCCGGCGACCTTCTTGTAGAAGAGCGCGGCGGTGAGTGCGGCAGCGAACGCCGTGGCATGAGGGATGCCGGCGGTGGCCAGGATGCCGAGGTGCGTGCCGGCGGTGCCGTCGGCGTTGACCACCTGGTTGCCGAGCTGGGCGTGGTAGGCCTCGACGAGGTCGGCGTAGATGAGCTGGTCGACGCCGGGAGCGCCACGCTCGACGAGCTGCCGGGAAACATCCTGCTCGCCGGCGATCGTGCGCACGTTGATCAGCAGATCGGTGTCGCCCACGATGTCGGTGTTGCTGACCGTCGTGTTCTCGCCGTTCTGGCTGGTCGCGGTGACGCTGGACTGCCAGCGTGGGATCTGCAGCACCTGGCCCTCGGCCGGCAGTTCCAGGTTGGTCGCCTGGTTCGCGGTGACGCGACCCTTGCGGGTCGGCATAACCAGGAGCTCAGTGAGGTACTGCGGGATGACGAGGCCGCCGACGTTGCCGGTGCCGACCGCCCGGGACTCGCGCTCGACCGTCACCTCGGCAGCGTGGCGCTGCAGGCGCTCGCTCGCGGCGAAGTCGTTCTTGAACTGCGAGCGGTAGGCGTCAGTGAAGAAGCTGACGCCGCGGCGGGCGGTCTCCAGGGTATAGGTCCGGGCCTCGTTGACGACGACCGCGGGAGCGCCTGCGCCCGGCTTCGACTCGTTGGCGCGCTGGGTGGCCTCGGCGTCGGCGCGCTCCTCGGCCTTGAGCTCGTCGAGCTTGGCGCGGGCGGTCGTGATCTCCGTGTCGACGCCGGCCTTCTGAGCGCTGAGCTCCTTGAAGCGGGCGTTCTCCGTCTCGGACAGGGAGGAGCGCTCGTCCTTGCCGTCGAGCAGGGTGTTCTGCTCGGTGACGAGGCCGGCGCGCTTGGCCTCGGCGGCGGCGAGCTCACGCTCGGCGGCCGCGATGAGGTCTGCGAACTTCATGACGGTTCCTTTCGGTGGAATCGGGTGGGATGGGTGGGTGCGCGCGCGGCCGGCTCATCTGGCTTCCCTCGGCTCGTCTGGCTTCGGGGTGGTGCGCATCGCGGTCTCCCCGGTGTTCCCGGGGGACGATCTGTTAGGCGCGGCCGAGCTCGAGCTGGGCGCGCAAGGTGGCAACGGAAGGAAGGCTGTGCGCCACGGGGGCGGCATCTTCGCCCGATCCGCGGGCCTCGGTCTCCGTCTCGGCGAGCCGCTCCTCGGCGCGCGCGACGATGGCGCGCAGCACCGGACCCTCGAGGTGGTCGATGCCGTCGAGGGCGCGCTGGGCGCGGGCGCTGATCGACGTGTAGGGGTTGGCGCCGAAGTTGACGGCCGAGACGTCGCCGCGGTCGAGGTCGACCTCCAGGATGGTGTACTCGGTGTAGTCCGGGGACCACTGGCCGCGCACGATGCGGAAGGCGAAGCTCATCTGGTCGATGTCGCCGTCGTTGATCGCCACGACCATGTCGCGGACGTCCTGCCGCTCCGCGTTCGTGTACGCCTCGACCTGCAGACCCTGCTCGTCGACGGAGAGGGTGAGGGTGCCGGACTTCGTCCTGGCCATGGTGGTGCCGCGGTGGTTGAGCAGGAACGCGACATCCGGGTCAGCTGCGAGCGTTTTGTCGAAGGCGCCGGGGTCGATCTTCTCGTCGTACGGTCCCCAGAAGTCGTACATCTGGTAGGTCTGATTGACCGTCGACGCACAGCCGGCGAGCTCGTAGAACTTCTTGCCGTCCCTGTCGACCAGCTTGGCGCGGATCTCCGTCTTGAACGACTGGTCGCGCTGGCCGCCGCTGGGCAGCGTCGAGGGGTCTGCCTGGGCCGCGGCGCGGCGGCCGGCGAGGTCGGCGGCGATGAGCGTGCTCACTGTCAGTCTCCGATCGTGGTGGACTTCTGGGGTGCCTGGTTCTTGGGGAAGAGCCGGTCGAACTCCGCGTAGTCGACGTCGGTGAAGGGCTCGAAGTTGTCGACACGTCGCACCTCGGTGGAAGTGCGCATGCGATCGCGGATCTGCTGGCCCAGCACCCTCGACTTGGTCTCTGGGTCCATCTGCAGCAACGCGTCGGTGTTGAACCGGACGTAACGCGGAGCGGGCAGGAGCCTGGAGAGCGAGACCTGCCGGCGGCGGACGGCCGGCCAGAGGTTCATGATCAGAAACTGCAGGTTGCGCTGGCTGATGTTGGCGTACGTGACGTTCTGACCCTTGACGGACAGGTCGATGAGGTCGCCGGGAACGCCGATGAAGCGCCCAATGTCTGTGGAGCTGTACTCCTGGGAGGCGAGGAACTGCGCCTCATTGGTGGAGACGTTGAGGGTGCTGTACTCCCAGTCGTTACCGGTGACGAAGACGTCGCGGTCGGCGATCGCCACCTTGAACCGCTCCTTGATGACGTCGGCTGCGTCATCCGGGACCACCTTGTCCTTGTTGCGGAGCACGCCGCTGGGTACGGCGCCACCGTTGGCGAACCACTCGATGCCGAACTGTTGCGCGGAGAGGTACTGGCCGATGGAGTAGGCGGCGAGACTCAGCGCTGAAAGCCCCATGACCTGGCCGGGGAGCCGGTACTGTCGCTCGTGCCAGATCTCAGAGGCCTTGTAGGGCTTGCCGTTGATCCGATACGAGACTGTGCCGTCGCGGGCGACCTTGACGGCGACCTGGGTGTGTTCCTGCAGTTGGATGACCTTCGGTCGGCCGGAACCGTCGACCTCGGTGATGACGCCGAAGCAGTTGCCGACCCGGTCGAGGTCGAACTGGGATGCCCAGAGCCAGGTGCCGAGATCCCACTCGTCGCCGCCGGGGTTGAGTAGCACCGGGGGCGAAGGGACCTCGACGTCGATGCCCTGCACCTTTCGGTACGCGTCTGCTGGCATGGACGAGATCAGGTCGGCGCGGAGTCGGAGCGCCGCCCAGACCGCGGAGTGCTGCAGGGCGGTCTTGTCGGTGACGGTGACGGATCCGACCTGCTTGCGCGTCCGACTGGGGAACATGTTGCCGATGCGCGGCGGCGGTGTGGTTCCGCGGAAGAGGAGGCTCATGCCTTGGTTCCGATCCGGAAAGCCATGCCGGCGAGGCCGAGGCCGGCGACTATGAATCCGGCGGCCGGCACGAGGAGCGCCGCGCCGATCGTGACGAGGCCGAGTGCGACGAACATGAGAGCGTCCGCGAGGATGTCCTTCATCGGGGCACCTCCTAGGCGATCGAGTCGAGGACGTCGTATTCGCTCTCGAGCGAGAGGCGGCGACCGTGCTGGGCGACGGTGCAGACGACGAGGGGAGAGATGACGGTCGCGGACTTGCGCCGGTCCCAGACGCGGGCTTCGCCGGTGACTTTCCAGACCGCGCCGGCGACGGCCTTGTCGAGAGGCGCCTGGCCCTCTGCACGGTGGCGCTGCCGGCCGTCCTGTTCCGTGAGGCCGTCGTAGTACTTCGAGCAGGCGGTCGCGTAGTCCTCGTTGGAGAGAGGAACGACGGTGATTCCGGCCTTTTCGAGGTCGTCCTGGAGCCGCGATGCTTCACTCCTGGCCACCAGGTAGACCTTGCGGTCGTACTTCGGGTTTCGCGCGAACTTCTCGACGAAGTAGGGGACGACCCAGCCGGTGCCGCGTTCGTGCTGGATGACCTCGGCGAGGTCTTTACCTGTCGGCGTCTGGCCGGCCCAGCCAACCGTGGCCCACGCCCGGTCAGGGCTGACATCGAGAGCGAACGTGCGCGGCCCGGCGATGAACTCGTCGGTTCCGGTGGCGAGGTAGCGCTCTTCGGTGACGACTTCCCAGGTGCGGACGGTCTCGTCGGGCTCGACGTTGATGTAGGCGCGCTCGAACCCCTCGAGGCCTTCGTCGGGGTTGGCGAGCATGGCTCGGTACTCGGCGCGGAAGCCCGCCAGGTCGATCGTGATGCCAGCTGCGGGGTGGTGCCGCGCGACGTACTCCGGGTTGGAGGGGTCGTAGTCCTCGTCGTCGCGGGAGCCGCTCCACTCGAAGTAGGCGATGCCGTCGGTGGTGTTGCCCTCGAGCGCGAGCTCGCGGCCCATCGTCCACTTGCCCTTCCACCAGTGACTCTCGCGCGTGCCGGCGTTGGAGTAGATCCAGCTTTGCGGCTGTCGGCGGGCGATAGTGGTGGGCCCGAGGCCGGCCTCGATGCGACCGTCCTCGTGGCCCCAAGCCTCGTCGTAGAAGAGCAGGTCGTTTGACTGGGAGGGGCCAGACTTCTTCGTGACCGAGATGGGCCGGTACTCGGACCGGTTCGCGAAGGTGAGCGTCGGCGTGTTGTTGCCGCCGCGCTTGTGAACGCGACGCTCACCGAGCGCGTCGAGCAGCTCGTCCGACTGGTCGGACCACTTCTTGAAGGCGTCCTGGGCAGTCTGGGCGGTGTAGATGATGTTCTGTGGGGTGCCATTGACCTTGGCAAATGCGATCGCGCGGTGGACGGCCACGGCGAGGGTGAGGGTCGTCTTGCCGGCCTGGCGAGGGACCTTGAAGATGACGAAGCGGTAGGCGAGCAGTCCCGTGGCTGGGTCGACCTCAAGAGCGGTGTCGACCAGCATGTTCTGCCAGGGCATGAACGGTGTGCCGAGCGCAGCGGAGATCTTCGAGACCTCAGGGCCATACGTCTTGCGCTCCGGTGAGCGCGGGGTGAAGTAGCGAGCTCCGCATCCCTGGTCAGGTCGCGACGCCGAGGCCAGCGAATGGGTCATCGCTACCTCCAGCGGTGCTGTCAGCCGGTCGCATGAGCTTCGCCGCGTCGACCATCTCCTCCGTGAGCTTCGGGATGTCCTTCGGCTCAGCCGTGGAGATGACGCGTGCGACGGCGATGACGATTTCGCCGTAGACGTGGGCGAGCAGATCCTGGGTTCCGGCGCTGTTCAGGTAGTTGCGGACGGCGTTCTCGATGCCGCCGCCGACGTCAGTGCGGACATCGCGGGGCAGATGGGTCGTCTTCGGGGGCTGGCCTGGTCCGCCGACGGCGTCTGTGGGCTCGTCTGTGGGGCTCTCCGGTGGGTCCGGGACGATGTGGAAGCCGGCGCGCTGCTCGCGCGCCTTCTTGTTCGCCCGCTCGGCGGCTTTCGCCCGAGAATTCGCGGCGCGGCACTTGTCGCACGTCTGGCCTTCGGCGAGCTCGAGCTTGTAGCGGCGGAGGGTGCCGTGGCGGGGCAATTTCGTCGTACCCACATCGGCCTCCTAACCCCCCGGGGAGAGAGAAAATGGAAGACGGCGCGGTCTTCCGTCTGACCCAGATCCTAAAAACCTGAGGGCTGCTCGGCGGCGGTGGCGGCGATGAGCTCTCGGAGCTGCGTCGTGTCGACATCGGCCACCCTCGCGACTCGGATCGTGGTCCGTCCGCCCTCCGGTAGGTAGTCAATGGCGAGGGTGCTGGGGTCGTGCGTGGCCGCGTCCAGTCCAGCCGCCTCGAGCACGGCCGATGCGAATACATCACCGAGGTTGAGTGAGCTCATCTCGTCGCGCTCCTTTCGAGCGTGAGTACCAGGTGCAGCGCGAACCCGAGACGCGCTGCACCTGGTGGCTTTGGGAGTGGTGACCGCCGGCCGTTGTCGCCAGGCGCAGCCCCACCCCCGGTCAGGATTCCCAGCTATCGCCGGCTGGGCCTTCGAGGTGCATCGCTTGGATCGCGTGCTCGACGTCGAAGTGGTCGTCGCAGAGCATGGCCATCTCATAGGGCTGCCGCTCGACGCCGGCGATGTTGCGAGCGGGGTTGTCGCAGCCCTGCACCATGCACGAGTTCCAGTTGGACGCCTTGCGATCGAGGGTGATGTGGTCACGGCGCCACTGTCCGAAGCACTCCCGCGCCTCGGCCTCCGTCGTGTGCGGGGCATGCTCGGCGCAGTACCCAACCGGAATCCCGCCGTACACGTAGTGCCAGCCTGTGCCGTCGGCCTTCTGCGCTGCTCGACTGTGGATCATAGCTACTCCCAATCTGGCGAGCTGCTGAGCTGCTGGTTCTGCCTGCTACGACCGCGCTTCGCGTTCCCGTAGGTGGCGCCGGCCGAGCTGTTGCAGCTGAGGTGCTCGAGGTGACCTTGGTACGGGTGGCCGCCGGCGTCGAGCTCGGTGCCGTGCCCGTACGACTTCGACATCCGGTTGACCTTGCGGGTGATCGGGTCGCGGTAGGGAAGCGACATGTCGACTGGTTTGCCGCACTTCCGGCAGATCGTCTCGGTGGCGTAGACCCTGCGCTTCTCGCGCTCAAGCGGCCTTCCGCTCCGACCCCTGCGGTAGTTCAGCGGCTTCTCGTCTCTGCGCATCAGCGCTAGAGGCGACTGTCCAGGGGCCTGAGCACGCACCCCGACCTGTCGGTGACGTACAGCCCACGTCCGTCGATCTTCACCGGGAACCAGTAGCGGGCGTTGTCGATGACAACGATCCACGATCCGCTTCGGCCAGCTGCGAGCACTCTGCGATGCATGCGATCCTCCTCACAGCCATGGCTCTGTCGCGTCTGAAACGACGAAGACCCCGCCGAGGCGAGGTCTGGATTGTGGGTGCGCGGGACGCAAACTTATCGAAGTAATTCTTACACCATGTCAAGCACCATCCTGCGCGCATCCGCCCTAGGACGGCGTGTCGCGCGCTGCGGCGAGCGCGTTGGTCATCTTTGGGGTTGGTCAGGCTTTGATGCCGAGTGCGGCGAGGGCGAGGCCGACTGCGACGCCGACGGCGAGTGTGATGAGGCCGGTGATGACGGCTACTCGGGTGTCTCGGTGGGTGTTGGCGCGGGTGGCGCGGGTGGTGGCTCTGCTTTGTCCGATGATGCGGTGGCCGGTGTGTCGGTCTTTGTAGAGATTCTTGATGTGTCGGCTGAGGAAGTACGCACCGATGGCTGCGGAGATCGTGGTGGTCCAGCCGATGATCGCGAGCGGGATTGATGGCCCTGTGGTCTGGAGCCAGATCATGGCTGCGGCGAGCGCGAGGGGTGGCAGGTAGGCGACGAGGTGGGCTATGCGAGTCCATTGGGGGATGGGTGCGCTGGTCCGGAGCATTCGTTCTGCGACTTCTTTGCGAAGGTCGAAGAATGGCCAGTTGTCGTTGCTGCCAGGGATGAGTCCAGTCTGCACTGTGGGTTCGATGCCGCGTTCAAACGGGACGCGGAAGTCGGACGTTCGGCCTGGGGCGTCGTAGCTGACGCGGAGCTCGAGGTGTTCTCTGTCGATGTCGGCGAGGTCGGTTAGTTCGGCTTCGGTGACTTCGCGTCCGTCGCCGGCGCGGGTCACTTGGTAGCGGTACATGATGTTGCTAACGCCGTCGATGGGCTGGAGTCGCCGCATGATGAGCTTGCGGATGTCGACGATGTCGTCGATGTCGAGGGTGACGGCTCGGAGCGCGAGCGGGTCGAATTCGGTGGCTGGGATTCCGGGCATGGTGGTCTTGTAGTGCATGCGCGGGCCGTAGAGCCAATCGAGTGCCATGGATGCACCCTATCGGTGCGGTTCGGTTGATTCTGTGGCGTCAGGCTTCGTGCCGTGGCGCTGCGCGGTCGGTTGGTTGGCGGGGGCCAATGACTTTGCCGTCTTCGTATTCGAGGAGCCAGGGTGGTTCCATGCCGGCCTCTCGGTAGGCGCGTGCGGCCCAGTCGTCGTCGGTTTTCGGGTATTGGCCGTCGAAGCCTTCGCTTGGTTCTCGGGTGTTGCTCATGGGGCCAGGGTAGGCCGGACGGGCGACGCTGCTGCTGGTGGGTTTTGTCGTACCCGGTATGTTGCGCGTATGGACTTTCCGGCGTTGTTCGTGTGGTGGGTGGTGCCATTGTTCTTGGTGCTCCGGTCGGTGGATTGGGTGAATCCAGTGGCGACGCTGGTTGCTGGGTTGGTGCCTGGCGGTATTGCGTTGTGGGTGGCGTTGTCGGAGCGACGTCGGTCGGATGCTTTGCGTAGAGCGGATCGTCTTGCCGCTGATGAGCGTGAGGAGCACGCGGCTGAGGCGCAATGGGTGCGGCAGGCTGAGGATCGGCGTACGCAGCTCATTCGGGACATGGAGGAGCGGGCGCAGCAGGACGGCGATCGCCGGCGCGAGCTTCGAGTGGCTGCGACGCTGGAGTTGGATGCGGCTGCTGTGCGGATGCTCAGCGCGTGGAGGTTCTTCACGTTGGCGAGAAGTCGAGAGTCCGGTGTCAAGGAAATGGGGCAGGCAGCAGAGGCGTTCGTCATCTCGGCGCTGCGGATGTACATCGCGGAGCCGGACGATGAAGATCTGCACGCGCGGATCTGGGTCGACCAGTTCATCGGCCGGTATCGCGAGATCGCTGGGATCGGTCGGATGACTGTTCCAGGGATCGAGTGGGCGATGGAGTCGACGACGGTGCCCGAGCTGATCGCCTCGGCTACGCGCCGGCTGGATCTCTGGGCTCGCGGCCAGATCGGCGCTAAGGATCTGAGTGCGTCGATGAAGCGGCTGACCGAGCAGTTCGGGTTGTGGCGACTCGACGACCAGGATCAGTGGCAGTCCCCGCTGATCCACGGTGGCCCGTCCGGCTTTGAACAACGGACGACGTCAACGTGACTATCGGCGCCGCTCGTGTTGGTCGAAGACGTGGGGTCCAGTGTGGCCGGCTCCTCGCAGGCACCAGCCGTCGTCGGTGATGCAGACGGGGATGCCGTCGAGCTCGGCGTAGTTGATCTTCGGGCCGGCGATGGTGACCACCGGGCGGAAGATCATGGCGGTGAGCTCGTCGAGGCGGTTGTGGTCGTCGCGGACGTCGTAGCCGAGTGAGGCCATCCGGTCGGCGAGCTCGTATTCGCGGTCGAAGTACCGGCGCAGGTAGTCGCGTGCTGCACCGGCGGTGGCGTATCGGACGGTCGGCACGACCTGTATTTGAATACAGCCTGCGCGCCGGATCCGTTGGTTCCGCTCGAGGCGCTGTCGGGCGCGGCGCCGCGATCGCCGGCTCATGTCTGGCTCCCAACCGCGTGACCTGGTGTCTTATCGTCACTGGCATGGACCCTCAGAACGCGAGATTCGAACGAGACCTGCGCACGCTCGCTCTCAGCCTGCCGAACAGCTTTGACGTCACCGGCAACCTCGTGAACGCGCTGGTCGAGGAGATCGACAATCACGGTGCGCTCTGGCCGGATGACGCGGTCGTGCACATCGTGGACGCGATCCACTCGCTGGAGGCGAAGATCATGCGTCGATGACATCCGCGCCCCCGATCTTGGTCCGCGCGAGACGCACTTGGTAGGTCCCGCGCGGCCCGGTGACGTTCCAGGCTGCGACGGTGCGGCCGTCGTTGTCCCACGCGGCATTCGCGATCTCCTCCGGCAGCTGCGCCCACGCATCCTGATCTTCTGCTAGGTGCTCGTCGACGACGATGCCGAGCGCGATGGCGTCGGCCTCATCCTGGTCGAGAGCAAAGTCCGGGTAGCGCTCGAAGACGTTCACGGTCTCGGGGTCGTGCATGTTGCTCGGGCACCACGGTGCGACCTCGTAGATGTAGGTGATCATTCGTTCGGGTACTCCTGTCGCAGGTTGGTGGAATGGGCGTTGGCGATGTCGTCGAGCCAACGGCGTTTGACGCGTCCGATCGGGACGGCCGGGTCGAGGTTGAGCAGTGGGTCGTTGCCGTACACGTGCTCGCCGGTGTGGGAGCCTGCGCCGTTGACGAGCAGGAAGCATCGGTGGACGCCAAGGACGCCTACCCGGACGGCGTCGCAGAGGGTCGGCTGGTCCGGGTGCGGAGTCAGGATCGTGTATCGGTGCTCGACCCGTACCTGGCGACGGGCGCGGACGGACAGGATGATCGCGGCTGCAGAGGTGGCGATCGCGACGAGGGCTAGGACGATGACGAGGGTTTCAGGCATTGCGAGTTCTCCTCTTGAGAGCGGTGGCGCGAATATCGGCCATGAGGTAGCCGCGCGGTTTGGTGGGTGTGCGACGCCAGTGCTCACGCTTGGCGATGACGTACGCGGTGGGCACGGTGACGTCGAGGGCAGCGGCCGCGACGTCGATCGCGACCCAGTAGTTGAGCGCTCCTGGCGCCTGCTCCTCAGTGGGCGTGGGCAAGAATCCAGTCTTTCCGGTCGAGTCGGGGGTGGCCGGGGTTGAGCGAGCAGACGATGGTTGACGGTTTGGTCGTGTCTCCGGGGCGGAGGATGCCGACGAGCTGGCCGAGGCACACGACGGGCCCGAAGTCGGTCTCCTCGAGCACCTCCTGGCAGTAGTGGCCGCGGATCTCGACGCGCTTGTAGGCGGGAGCGTCGACGGCTTGCATGACCGCCTGCCGGTAGGTGATCGCATCCTCGAGGACCGCTGGCCCGATGGTGGGGTATGACGTGAACCAGTGCGAGTACCAGCGGGCGATCGTGGCGAGGGCGATATCGGTGCGGGCGTCCTTCTCGAGCGACGGTGTTCCCGGGTGCTCGCGGTAGATCGTGCGCACCAGGTAGCTGGTCCAGTCGGTCACCTCGACGAGCGCGCGAGCTGCGGACGGGTTCCACAGGTTGCCGGCATCACCGCCGCCGGAGGAGTCGACGCGATCGCGCATGTAGTTCGTGCCGGGCCGGCGCACGATCGACTCGCCGAGGGTGCGCCACAGCTCGATGATGTCGCCGAGGATCCCCGCGAACCGTTCGTGGCATGGTCGGCACAGGTCCGTGCCGGGCACGACGGGCCGCGCGTCGACGTGGCCACCGCGGCGGCCGCTGCGAGCGCAGAACTTGAGGTGGTTGGGGATGATGAAGCTGGGGTAGTCGCTCATAGGTTCACGTCCGCTCGGGTGAGTGCAGCCTCGATGCCTCCGGTGGTCGCGAAGCATGGAGTGCACGCCTTCACGAGTGCGGATAGCTCGGGACTGTCGCGCATCGTCTTGGTGACGATGAGCTCGTGAGCGACGACACCGCGCGCCCTGTCGAGCGAGAGCGGCGTGACGGGCACGTAGATCCACGGGTTGCCGACGGTGCGCGGGACGGCTTCGCCGGCGTCCTTCGTGTCGATGGCGAGCACGATGACGGTGGTGGTCGTGGTGTCAGTGCCGCCTCTCATGCCACGTCCTTCCGGGTGAAGACCGACGGGCGGCTGATAAACGGTGCCGCGTCGACGATCAGCGGCGCCGGGCCGAGGTTGTGCGGGTAGCCGGCGAGCGCCGCGGCGATGAGCTTGGAGGTGTGCTCGGCGCGTACGCGTGCTGTGGCCGCATCTTTGATGAGGCGTCGTGCGAGGACGCGAAGCCGGCCCGTGTCTGCTTCGTCGGGAAGGAAGGGGGCGATCTCGTCGATGACTGTCAGCTCGGTGGCGCCTTCGGTAGCTGCGGCTGCGAGCATGAGCTGTAGTGCGCCCGGCGTGGTGGTTTCGGTCATGGCTGTGTCTCCGTTTCGGTGGGGGTGATGCCGAGGATCTGTTCGGCGAGGCGGCGGGCGCGGGATGTGTCGGTGGTGGCGTCCGCGAAGAGCTGGCCATCCTTCGAGATCATGGGTTCGGACTGCTGCCGCTTGATCTGGAGGACGTCCATGATCGCCGGGTCGCTGCCCTCGGGTGAGTTGAGGAAGTAGATGACGGGCGGGTCGTCGGACATGCCATCGCGGCGGAGGCGGCCGATGGCTTGCTCATGCACCTGTGGCGACCAGTCGAGCTCTCCGAACACGCCGACGCGGGCGAACTTCTGCAGCCCGTCGACGCCGGCGCCGGAGCGCAGCGACATGATGAGGACGCGGCAGTTGTTCTCCGGGTGCTCGGCGTCGATCGGGGTGCAGAACGCGTCCTCGGCGGCGGCCTTCTGCTTCGGTGACTCTGTGCCGGTGTAGAGGGCCGGGTTGAACTCGGCGAGCTGCTCGAGCCAGATGTCGTAGACGCGGCGGTGCCACCCCCACAGGACGACCTTCTCCTCCGACTGCAGCAGCAACCGGACGAACTCGGCCACGTACGGTGCCTTGTCGACGCCCGTGGCTTCGCGGAGCATCCAGTCGATCTGGCCGGCGGCCTGGAACCGGTCCTGCTTCGACGCGGCCTGGTCGAGGATCATCCGGGCAAGGAGCCTGGAGTCGCCCTTCACCTTCTCGAGCTCGGTGCTGTCGGAGTCGACGAGCATGGCGTGCTTGATCGTCTTCGGCAGTTCACGGCCGACCTCGGTGCGGGTGCGGCCGAGCATGAGACCCTGCTCGCGCAGGTAGTTGCCGAGCGCGGCCGGGTCTTTCACCATCATGCGCCCGTTCGACATTTCGGCGCCGCCCCACTCGCGGCCGAACTCTTCACGGGTGCCGAGCTCTCCCGGGGCGAGGATGTCGAGGATGTTCCAGATCTCGCCGCCGTAGTTGTAGACCGGTGTGGCGGTGAGGCCGAGCACGTAGCTGGCGTTGTCGGCGACCATGCCGGCGGCTGCGCCCTTGATGGTGCCGGCGCCGTGGCGGAGCTCCTGCACCTCGTCGAACACCACAGTGCGGACCTGGTTCTGGAGGTGGCCGGCCCAGCCATCGATCTTCGAGTAGGGGACGATCGTGACGTCGGCGAGCAGCCCGGTCTTCGCGCGGATCGACGGCTCGGTCTTCTTGGCCACCTCGTACGTCAGCCACGGGAACGCCTCAGTGAGCTCGGTCACCCACCGGCGCGGCAGGTGCGTCGGCGGGACGATCAGTGCGGGCAGGGCGTCCGCGTGCACCAGGTTGAGCAGGCCTGTGAACGTCTTGCCGAGGCCGACCTCGTCGGTGAGCAGCAGCCGGCCACGTGCGCGGAGCAGCGCGACCGCGGTCAACTGGTACTCGCGCGGGTCCTTCGCCGGCTCGTGCGGCAGCTCCTCGAGCACGAGCTCGCCGGCGAGGATGTCGGTGATCTGCTGCTCGCGCTCTTCGTGCTCGCGTGCGCCCTGCTCGAGCCAGCGGTGCGACCGGTCGTCGGCCGGCTCGAGCGGCCACCGCTCCATGAACCACGCGATGTCGCGGGCGACCTCGACCGTGTCCGTGATCAACAGCGTCGACTGCCGAGACACCTGGACGCGACCGAAGATCCGACGGGCCCGCTGGCGGACGGCCGGCTCGAGCTTGAGCGCCCAGACGCCCCGCGAGGACCGGTCGCCCCATTTCGGCGGCCGGTACTCGTAGGTGCCGTACGTGCGGTTCACAGGCCTCCCTCGAGCAGAGACACCTGGAAGACCGGGCACCCGTTCTCCTCGAAGCGACCCATGGCCGCGGTGATGCCGGTGTGCGCGGAGCGAGTCGTGACGAGCAGAACGGCGTCGAGGTCAGGGCAGTTGGAGTATCGACGGATCTGGCGGTAGACGTCGCTGCGGGCGCCCTTGATCTTCACTTCGATACCGAGACAGTTCTCGACGACGAAGTCGATGCGGCCGAGCTCGTCGGCAAGGCGCACCTCGCGCTCGTACTGGTATCCACCGTCGTCGAGGACGGCCGCGATCTGCTCGTGAAGTTGGATCTCGTCCTTGTAGACCAGCTGGGACCGCTGGAGCTCCGTCGAGATCTCAGCCACCAGTGCCTCGGCAAGGGTCACGTACTCGCTCATGCCGCGTCATCGTCCTTCGCCGCGCCGTTGACCAGGTTCTCCTCGAGCTCGCTGAGCGGGTAGCCCCAGGCGGACAGCTGACGAAGGTACAGAGGCGTGATGTCGTCGGTGGTTTGCCAGCCTCGCTTCGGGTCAAGGTTGAGCTCGAAGCCGGCCACGGCGAGCGCGGTGATGACGTGTGCGGATTGGTTGGGCGCGGTGGCGATGAAGGTCTTGAGAGCGTTGTAGTCCTCTTCGAGTTCGAGGAGCTGGGCGGCGATCCGGCGGGTGCGATAGTCGACAAGGTCGCGGTTGGCGAAGAGCAGGGCGGGGAGGGTGACGACGTTGTTGGGGAGGGTGCGTCGCTTGAGGAAGTCTTTGACCCAGTTGTGGCGGACGGTGGTGGCGGCGGACCAGAGCTTGGCGTTTTCGCGTGCGGTCTTGCGTTCGGCCTTCTCTTCGTCGGTGAGCGGGCCGTTGGCGGGCTTGCCGTAGTCGATCGCGTACCAGCCATGGTCGGCCCAATTGGTGATCGCGTAGCTGAGCCCGTATTTGGTCGGCTCGCCGAAGGGCGTCCATTCGGACTTGATGTAGACGCGGACATCGTCGCGTGCTTGGGCGAGCGCGGCCTCGAGCGTGACTGGTTCAGCACCCTCGTCGGCGGACTCGTAGACGCGGCCGATGACGCGGACGTTGGGGTCGTCGTAGCTTGGGACGCTATCGAGAACCTGCAGGCCGGAGGCTTCGGCCTCGACGCGGAGAGCCTCGAGCGCTTTTGCTTCGATCCGTTCCACGCGGATGACCTGGGCGGCGTGGGTGAGGCGACCTTCGGCAGCGGCCTTCTCGAGGCGTGCGACCGCGTCAGGGTCCTCTACGAACTCGGTGAACACGAGGGCTTCGTCGATGGTGAGCTGCCGCTCCTGCAGCACCTTGGTCGCGATCTCGTTGTTCGCGACCTTGATCGCGTTGCCGACGGCGGCGAGCTTGGTGCTGGTCTTCTTGGCGATCGCGGTGGCCGGGAGCCCGAAGAGCGACAGTTCCTTGTACGCCTCGGCGGTCTCGACGGGCTTGAGCGCGGAACGGTGGACGTTCTCGACGAGCTGCTCTGCGATCCGGTCCGCTGCCTCCCGCTCGCTGATGACATAGACGGGCACTGTCTCGAGTCCGCCTTCGACGGCGGCCGCGGCGCGGCGGTGGCCGAGATGGATGCGGTAGGCGCCGTCGGTGATCGGGTCGGGGTAGGCGACGATCGGCTCGAGTACGCCACTGTTCTTGACCGACGCGAGGAACTCCTTCGTCAGGTCGAGATCCTTGCGGACGTTCTTGTCCGTGGTCAGCTTTGCGGGGTCGAGGTGGATGAGCTCGTTCATCTTGTCCTTCGTTCTCGGGTTTGTGCGGCCGCGGCTCTCTGCCGGCGGATGCGGTTGGTGGTGCGTGGGTCGTGCTGCTGGCCTTCGAGGGTGTCGGCGTAGCGGTGGAGGAGCTGGTAGTAGCGGGCGGCGCTGATCCCGAACGTCTGCCGGATCAGCTCCTGCTTGTGGCCGCCGGAGGCCGGGTGCTCGGCCTCGAAGTCGAGCACCGCGGCGAGCGCCGGCGTGGTCACGTCGTCGACTTGTCCTGCCCGCGGCGGTCGCGCGGCTCGTCGGGCGCAGCTGCGCGGCGATCACGGGCGGCGTCGGCCGGCGTTCTGGCATCCTTCGGCTCGGCCATGGTCTGCTCGGGCTTGTTGTTCGACATCGGTTCTCTTTCGTTCTCGTTTGCTGCGGCGGCGCTGCAGGTCGGGCATTCGTCCTCGGTGACGAACGGGTCGCAGCCGGTCATGCCTGGTTCTCCGGGATGGTGGGCTGCTGGTATCCGGTGGTGGTGAGGTTCGGGGTGTTGTCGGTGCCGTCCCAGGTGGAGACCCAGAGCTCCATCCAGGCTTCGCGATGGGTCATTGGGTCGACGGGTTCGATGACGGGGCGGTGCTTGTGGAGCAGGTCCGGGGTGTCGTCGCGGACGATGCCCGCGCGGACGAGGCCGTCGAACATGACCTTCTCCACGGGGGCGAGGTTGTCGACGTCGCGGCGGTGGCCGGTGAGGACGTACCAGGTGAGGCGGGCCTGCGCGCGCTCGAGCGGCGGGATGCCGGCTTGGCGGGCGTACGCGATGGTCTCGTTGCGGATCCGCTTCACCCACTGGTTCTTCGCGTAGTGGTTGCCGCGGCTCCCGTTGAGGGTGAGCGGCGCCTTGGCGTAGGGGAAGAACAGCACCCACTCGGTAGTCGGGACGTACGCCTGTGTCTGGTACTCGTTCACGAGGTCCTCCGCGACAGGTGCTTCGGCTCGAACACCTTCGTCAGAGGCCCGTCGTGCCGGCAGCGCATGCACATGACGTCGTGGGTGAGCGCGTGCGAGCGGATGTGGTTGTAGTGCGACTCGCAGATCTCCGCGGTTGCCCCGCAGCGGCGACACTGCAGCGAGTACTCGGAGTCCGTCGGCTGGGTGTGCGGGAACGCACAGCGGCCGAAGTCGAGGTGCTGGATCTCCTCGGGGATCGCGCCAGCGGCCGGCTGGGTTTCATGCTGCATGCTGCACCTCCACGACATCGCCGGCGCCGAAGACGAAGCCGATCACCTGGTGCGGGAGGAACGCGTCGACCTCGATCAGGCCGGTCTCTGGCCGTAACGCGACAGCGTCGATGACGAACGGGATCTTGGTGCCGCGTTCCGATCGCATCGCAGCGCGCCGGCCGACGTACAGGTGCAGGTACTCGGCCTCGATCTCGAAGTACCCGGGCTCTGCCGGACGCCGTGCCGGTTGGGACTGTGCCCAACCGCGCCAGCATCCCTTCGAGTGGGTGTCTGCGGGGCAGTCCGCGGTCATGTCGCAGTAGGGCATCAGATGGCCTCCTCGTAGGTCTTGCCGGTCTGGACGCGGGGGTCGTACTGCAGCTCGCGGACGAAGTCGATGCGCCGCGGTGCGGGCGCGCCGGGCTCGAGGTCCTCCGGCCACTTCCGGCAGCCGTCGCACGACCCGTCGAGGTTCAGCGGGTAGTCGTGGATCCTGCAGGTCTGCTCGATCGCCGGCGGGAGTTGCACGGACGGCGCGGCCGCGGCGATCTTCCCGGTGATGTGGGCGGGCTTGAGGAACTCGCGGCCGGCGACGGGGTCGGCGAAGTGTGCCTTGAGCGCGGCCATTGCGACGTCGGCGTCGATGTCGCTGAGGACCAGGTGCCATCCGTCGACGTCGTCCTCAGTTCTGGTGATGTGGTCGATCGTCGATGCGACGGTCAAGAGCTGGGCGATCTGCAGACGATCCACGTTGTGCCTCCTGCTGGGCTGCGATTCGTTCGACGAGGGAGAGGTTGGCGGCGACGGCGGGATGCCGGCCCGGCGGGGCCCCGGCCGCCGCGTGGGGGGCCGCGACGGCCGGGAGCTCATCAGTCCAGCGCTCACCGTTGAGCCAGCTGGAGGCGTGCGGGATCTTGTCGGATGTGCGCTGCTCGCGCTGCACCCACTGGACCGACCACGCCCGGATGACCTCGGTGAGGTAGTCGGCCGCGCGGCCGTGGTCGAACCCACGTGTCTTGCGGAGCCGAGCGAGTGCCTTGACGTACGCGGCGAGCGCGGCCTTGCGCTCGACCTTCCGCGGGTACGCCGCCCAGAACGGCGAGAAGAGATCCTCGAGCGTCGGTGCGGCCTCGACCTCTTCGTCGGCGATGAGGGAAAGATCTGTGGGTTCAGTCTGTGGGTTAAGTACTTTGGGTTCTTCCTTATATGCACCCGCAGAATCTGGCGGTAGGTCACCCTCAGAATCTGCGGGTAGGTTTCCAGAATCTGCGGGTAGGTCATTAGACGTAGCCTCAGATTCTGCGGGTACGTTTTCGGGCCTATCGCCAGCTTCTGGCGCTTGGTCCTCGGTGGTGTCGAAGAGGCCGTCGACGGCGAGGTAGTAGCGGTCGGAGTTGCGGGCGCCGTTCTTCTTGTGGCGGCGCTCGGTGGTGATGAGGCCGAGCTCGTGGAGCTTGAGCAGGTGGCCGTAGATCGCGGACACGCTGAACCCGGTGAGCTCGGAGAGCATCTCCTGGCCGGGGTAGCACGAGTGCTCCTGGTCGGCCATGTCGGCCAGGGTGACGAGGGTGAACTTCGGCCCGCCCTTGATCGTCTGCACGCCGTACGCCCAGTTGATGGCCTTGTTGCTCACGCGGCGCAGACCTCCCACTCGCCACGCGGCAGCAACGTCTCGATGCCGTTGACGATGACGCGGTAGTTGCTGTTGTCCCGACCGCGGTAGAGGCCCCTGACGTGGTCGTAGGCCCAGCCGTCGCGAGTGGGGTGCCACCGGACGAGCTCGATGAGGGCGCCTCCGCGAAGGTGGGACTGGTTCGTCGGGGTCGCCGTCCCGCGGTCGACACGGGCTGTGCACGTCGTGCAAGACCCTGCGCGGCCGTAGGAGATCGTCATGGGGTAGTCGACGACTGTGGTGCCGGCTGGGCGCATTTCGCGTCCGCATGACGTGCAGGGGCGGACTCCGGTCTTGTTCGGCATCAGCGTGCACCTCCGGCGAGCGCGAGGATGACGTTGGCGGCCTGTTGTGGGTCGAGGTCGAGGTGGACGCGAGGGTCGGCGAGCTCGGAGTCGTGGTCGACGACGTAGGCCTCGATCGCGCGCTCCTTCTCGGCGAAGAGGTCGTTGACTTCGGTGTTGAGGTCGTTCCGCTGCTCGATGAGGGAGGCGATTGTGGCGTCGCGATCAGCGATGGTGCTCTCGTGCTCGGTGATCCGCTCGCGCAACCTGAGGATCGTCGATGTCTGCGTCTCGGTGAGCTCGAGCAGGCGCGTGTTCTCCGTCTGGAGCTCGGTGCCCGCTGATACCGAGGCGGTGAGGCGTTGGCGGGCGTCGTCGAGCGCCTCGAGCAGCCCGTCGACGGCGATGTCGGGGCCGTCGGTTGTGTCGTAGTCGCTGAGGTCGAAGTCGCCTATCGCCGCTGCGGCGGTCTCGGATGTTTCGTCGACGGAGATCTCGCCGGCTGCGGCGAGCGCGAGGGATCCGGCGACGGCGGCCGCGCGGTCCTTGGGTGCGATGCCGGCGGCCTTGAGTGCCTCGTCGGCTTTCCGGTTTTTGGTGTATTCGGCTTTGTATTCGCGGTTGGCTTGAGCGCAGGTTCGGCCGTCGCTGTCGCCGGGGCAGTACTGTTCGACGGCGGCGCGGCATCCGCGTTGGTAGCCGCCGTTGGTGCCGTGTGGGAAGTCGGGGGCGTTGAGCTTGGCTCGGAGGTCGTCGGCGAGGCCCGTGATCGTCGGTTTCTTCGCGGGCTCGAGAAGCCGGGGCTTCGGGGCCGGGGTGCCGTCGATCTCGCGGCGGTAGGCGGCGTCGCTGTTGTAGCGGGTCTTGGCTTCCTTGCAGGTCATGGCGTCGGTGCCCTTGTTGGGGCAGAGGCCGCCGGACTTGCAGCCCTGGTCATAGCCGGCGGGTGTCCCGTGCGGGAAGCCGTCGACGAGGATGTCAGCTGAGGACACGGTGAGCTCCTAGAAGAGGATGCGGTTGAGGATGATGAGGGCGGCGCAGACGATGACGAAGCCGCAGATGCAGCCGATGGCGGTGCGGGCGCTCACGGCCGCCCCACCTGTTGCAGGGCACGTTCTTGGGCGGCGACGTCGGGGAGGATGCGGCACAGCTCGCAGACGACGAGCGGGCCGATCTGCCGGTAGCCGGCCTTGTCGACGAAGTGCTCAGCGGGAAGCGGTGCGCCCGTGCCGGCGGTGTGGGTTGCGCCCTTACCGCAGAGGTCGCAGATCCACGTGGTGACCACGACGGTGGTCTCGATGACGGCCATCAGTCCGCGCTCCGCCGGTAGCGGGGCTGGCGCGCTCGGCGGGCGCTGACCGCGACCCAGACGAGCATGCCGACACCGTAGGCAGCGAGGCCGTATGCGGCGATCGTAACGACGATGGTCAGAGCCTCCACAGTCGGCCTCCGATCACGATTGCGCCGAGCACGACGATCAGGATCAGGAGCGCCCACATGGCGAGCGCCTGGATCGCGACGACGAGCGCGAAGAGCAGCGATGCGAGTGCGATCGCCGCGAGTGTTTGGACTACGCGGGGCGCGCGTCGGGTCGGGTTCATCTCGGGTCTCCGATGAGGGTGAGGTGCTGCCGGGTGAGGTTGAGCTCGGCGACGCCTCCAAGGCGCTGGTGCAGCGCCTGGATTCCGAGCGGGGTGATGCAGATCTGCGGGTAGAGGTCCTGGCGTCCGGGGACGCGGTTGTCGACGACGACGAGGTAGCCGATGAAGACCATGTCGCGGGACGGCTTCCACATGTCGGCGTGCTTCTCGGTCCAGCCCCAGCGGTGCAGCAGCTCGAAGAGGCTGTCGCGGCCGATGCTGATCGCCGGGTCGCGGTCGAGGATCTTCGCCGCGGCGAGGACGCTGTAGTGCTCGGCCGGTGCCTCCTCGACCGCGTCCGCCGCGGGCACGGGCTTCGGCGAGCGCGGGGCGGGGCCGTCGAGGGTGATGCGGGTGAGGGTGTCGACGCCGATGATGTTGATCTCGTTGATCTGGGCGGCGAGCCAGGTGAGGAACTCGGCCGTGAGCACGTCGCTGCTGTGACCGAGGACGTCGTGGATCTGCTGCCGAGTCCACCGAGCGCCGGCGGCATGGTCGCGGAGGGTGGCGGCCGCGGCCTCCGGTGCCCAAGGGTGGGCGGGGGAGCCTTGGAGGCTCTCCGGGTTGTGGCCGAGGGCCTCGAGGATGTCGCGGGCCACGAAGCTGACGCCGGCGCTGTCGAGGACGGCGCAGATGTCTACACCATGGCTGTCCCAGCGCAGCGGCACGATCGCCGGACGCCCGTCACTCGCTGCCACCGTCGCGCCCTTCGCCCTGGGCTGCGAGCGCCGAGACGGACGACTGCAAGTAACGACGGTGGCCGCTGGGGAGCTTTCGAGCGGTAACGTGCCCGCTGTCGGCCAGCTTGGCGAGCGTCTTCAGGGTGACGCCGAGCTCGGTGGCGGCTCTGCCAGGAGCGATCCATGCGTCAGGCGCTGAATTAGGGGGATTCCGCATAACGGAGAGCATAGGAAGATCCCGCATAAAAAGTCAAAGACACGCCAGCATTGCCGAATCTTCCGATTTCCCCTATTCTGACCATCATGTCAATCGAATCGGCATTCTCGGGAGCATCGGATATCGACGACGCCTTCATTGGCCGTCGCGTGCACCAGCTCATGTGGGATCAGAAGATGACTCAGACGAAGCTCGGTGCCGCGCTGGGAATCGATCAGAGCACCGTGGCGAAGCGCTTGCGGGGAAAGATGGGTTGGCCGGCCACGTTGGTGACGAAGACGGCGCGAGCCCTCAACACCACTTCGGCTTATCTGCTCGGCGAGACGGATGACCCGACGCCTCCGGCTGGGCCCGCGTCAAACATGCGCACCCCAGATTAGAAGGCTCCTGCTCTATCCGCTGAGCTACGGGGGCGCGGCCTCCACGATACCGTAGCTGCTTCGCCACGAAAGGCGGTGCGCACGGCCGCTCGCGTCTAGACGACCGCGAGGTCTTTGTTCACGCGGAGGGAAGAGACGTCGTAGAGGCCCGCGTTGATTCTGAGCCGATCCGAGGCGGGGGTCGACGACAGGCGTCGGAACTCCATGACCAGTCGAGCGGTGCTGGGCACCCGCGGGTTGAGTGCCGTGGTGTTGTCGGCCCTCTGGCCGTTCCTCTTGGTCCAGCCCAGTGTGGCGAGCTGGGAGCGGGTTCTGCCGGATCCGCCCGTGTACCACTCGCCGAGCGTGAGACTCTCCCACGGCGAGCTCGCCAGGAATTGCACCTTGTCCGAGCGGATCCAGTAGTTCGACGGCGATGAGACGAGATTCTGCAGCACCCGGTACTGGAACAGCCCGGTGGTCGTGCCGTTCGGGAGGATGCCCTGAAGAATGATCGCGATCGGGCGGTCGTAGATGTAGCCGAGTGCCCCGTCGTAGCCGACGACCTCCGACGGGATGTAGATGATCAGCGTGCCTGTCACTCCCGCACTCTCGGCGATGAGCTCGCGCTCACCCGAGTTGCTCGCAGTGACCGCCGAGAGCGTGGCGGTGAACGCGCCGTTCGCATCGGTGAGCCCTGAGACGGTCGTCGCTCCGCCGAAAGTGGTGTCGGCCGGCGCGGTCAGCGTTACCGGGCGAGCGGGCGCCGGCTTGCCGTCTGTGGTCGTGACGGTGACGGTGTAATCGGACGGCCCCTCGAGGATTTCCGGACCGGTGATGCTCAGGGCGTAGTCGAGGTCGGGCTCCACCGGAGTCGTCACGGGGAGCTGTTCGATCGGGAGGGCGAAGATCGCCGGCGCGTATCCCGGTGCCATGGCGGTGATCGTGACGACTTGCGCGTCGGTCGCGGTGGTGGAGAAGCGGACGGGGGTCCTGCCGTTGAGACCGGGGATGGTCGTGACTTGCTGAGGAAAGCTGACGATGCCGGTCGGCTCGGCGGTGATCGTGATGGTCACGTTGTCGGCGGCCGGAACGAGCTGGAGGGGTGTGCTCTTGGGGGAGTCCGCCCTGATCGCGACCGGCGTGACGGTGATCGTGCCGAGGGAGGTGGCGGCGGCCGGGGACGCGACCGACAAGGCGATGGCCGGAGCCGTCCATGCGGCGGCGCCGACGACGGCCCGCCGTGAGAATGAGCCGCGAGGCGCCGGCAGGTCGTCGTGTCGTTCGGTCAT